TAAAAGAGCCCTCAGAATTAGGCGAGGTTGAACCTCCTAAAACCAAGCTTCGTATAAAATCAAATAGTAAGAGTACCCACGCTGCTGGTGTAGTGTCATCCCTTGATGCCTTCCCCGCAAGACTCCTAACCGCAGTCAGGTAATGGTTTTGGGTAGTACCTTCTAATTCTTTAAAGATACCCAAGTCAAATGAAGGGCCTCCATCGTACGTCCCCGGGTCATGCGTGGATTCGCCTCCAATAACATCGCCGAAAACCCCTTTTAAGTGTCCGTTGGCATCCCAATATTCTTGCTTTACGTCCTTTAAGTATTCGAGTAATACTTCTATCCTCTTATCAGGCAATTCCTGGAAAGCTCCGAAGATAACCGCACTCATCACCGATTTCCAAAAGTGTTGCAGGTGTGGGAGGGTAAAATTAAAGGAAATATTTAATGTCTTGGCGTCAGCTCCAGTCCACAATCTCCAAGGCTCGTTCCTGTTTAATACTGGGGACCTAGCGTAGGTAGATTTTCTGCTTTCTGTAATTTTAGGATTTTCAAAGAATGGAATCCTCATTGTGTCCCCGTCGGCGTACTCAACCTCCAGATATCCCCTAGTTTCGAGAACCTGGTCCATCCTGTCAGAAACCACCTCCATGTGACTCCTCCGATATATAGCACCTAGCAGTAGGTTGGCCCCCGTATGTATACCTTGCTGTTTAAGGGATTCCCAGTCAGACCCAAAGGTTAGACTGCCACCCCCCGGTAGATTCTCTACCTTGGGGAGTAGCCCTCCAAAGCTTTGAAGGGCAATGTTTTCCTGGGTTTGCCTAAGACGAGAATCTCCCAAAGGTTGAGACCTGTGCTTCTCTATATTCTCAGAAATTCTCCTCTGATACTCAGTAATTGCATCTCTTTTGATAGACATTAGGAGGAGCCTTTAGGTACCGTAGTTATTTTAGCCAGGTTTACGACCTCCTGTGAGTCAAGAGATTCATACACAGCAGTTGTCGTACCCTCGGAAGTTTCTGTTACTTTCTCCAAAGCTTCAAGATTGCTATTTTCAGAAGCTTGGATAGCATTTAAAAGAATTTGAGTATTCCTAAATTGAGCGTCTTGGTTGAGGGAGAATCTCGAAGCGGAAGTTTTCAGTATCTCGTCTCTCCTTTCATCCCGTGTTCTCTGCTCCGCATCTAAATTCTCGCGTTGCTGGGAATCCACTACGGTTCGAGCAGCAAATCCTCCGGCAATTAATGCAAAACCGCCAACGAGAATCTTCACCCAACCTGGGAGACCGAGAGCAGATATCATTGTAAACATCTTTATTGTCAACAGGAGACCAGTGACCACACTCAAAGCAGCCCCAATCCCCGTCACAAGAGCCAGGTTTTTTGGAATAAAGTTAGTCAGGGGTTTAAGTACATCAATCCAGAATTTCTGCATCCCTTTCCACACAGAATCAAGTGTTGTTTTGAGGTCTTGACTTTTAACCATCTTGGATTCATTAGCTTGAGCGACGTTAAGTAACTCAGACACGCTCATCCCTTGCTTCAAGAGAGCATCATTAAGCATTAAGAAATTTTCATCGAAACCGAACCCTTCCATTAACCCTGCCAATTGAAGAGCACCTTGGCCTCCACCAGCCGTGCCAGAGCGGAGAGCTCCCGCTTTGCCAACAGCATCCATTATGATGCTTAAAACTTCCTGTGCGGAACCAGCCTGTAACCTAGAAGGGTCAATCCCTAATTTCTGTGCAGTGATGACGCTTTCAGCGGTTCCACCAAAAAGCGTCTTAATTACAGACCCTATTTGGTCGGTTGCCGCAGGAATTATGGAAGTGAGCATAGACGTAGCTTCCTGTACAAATTTTGAAGTGGCGCTTCCATAGGTTGCGGAAGTTCTTACTAATGTACTTGTAAGCTTTGCGACAGCATCAACAAGGATGTTCGTGTCTACATTCCGTTGACGACCTAGGTCGATAAGAAGTTCCCCAAGTTCGTTAGAGCTCTGGAGGTTTATTCCGAGCATATCAGTGTTGGACCTCATTACAGACAATAGGGCTTTTGTATTACCTCCCAAGAGTTTAAAATTGGAAAGGAGGGTTTGAGAAGTCTTTATCTCCTGGGAAGCTAGAGAATTGCCACCCATCAAGGTTCTGTTTAACGAGAGCAACCCAGAACGAGCCTGCTCACCATACAAAGCCAAATCTTCACTCAAAGAAAGACCTGATTCTACAAAAGCCTCATTTAATTTTGTCCCCGTGGCAATTTGGGTACGGATAACGGGGCTTATTGTGGAAATTGCGTTCTTCAACAACATCCCAAGGGATGTCGCCGCAGCAGTACTCAACCCCAAAGCTTGTAACTGCTCATGGCCTAGTTTATTCCCACGCTCTAAAACTCTAGAGTTCCCAGCCAAAGCTCTCACCACCGTTTTCATGCCTAATTGCGATAAGGGGATTGATTTTTCTGAGTCAGCCATTAAAGTTATTTAGGTATCCTGTAAGGTGTCAAATTTTGAACCTTTTGCATGTCATAAGTCCGGTACAAGGTCGCAACCTCTATATTCATTATTTTAGCAAGAGAAGTAGCCTTGGTCCAGGAAAGATATCTCCTTTTTCCTAGCTGCTCCAAAACTAACTCAGCAGTAGCAGGGGACTCAGAAAGAAAGCTCCTAATGTTAATCCCTCCCATATACCTTTTTCCATTTTTACCTAAGTAAATTCTTTGATTTCGCCTCCTAATGTTTAATATTATAGGAGAAGGGTCAGAAGCTGTCTTGCTTACGTACTGGAAGGAGTATACACTTCCCACAGTTGACTCCATCCTAACCAAGAGCCACTTGTTAGAGACAAAATTTTTAGCTTTTTGTAGGAACCCTGAATTTCCCTGATTATTTTTTCTACTCTGAGGCATTAGCGACTTTAATCTAACATATTTATGTTAGTTAGCAAAGCTAATTGAAACAGTAAAACTAAAAAGATGTCGGATGAAGAAAACCTGAATATACAAATATCTGACCTACTTGAACAAGTAGACTACGCACTGTCTAACAAGTTCAAGGAAAAGTGGAGATACAAATACTCTACAGTCTTCATTGAAGTATTCCAAAAAACTCTACTCAAAGCTCTGAAGGAACAGAAACCTGTAAAGAAGTCTACTCTTACTTCTTCCTATCTAAAAAAATATAAATATTCTTTATATGTCGTTGAAGATTTCTACAAATCTATAGACATATCTTTATATTATCCCTTAATAGTGGGAGATATTAAACGGAAAACCTCTTCTTCTCGGAAGTAATAGCCTCATCTAGAAGTTGTTTAGTTCCTCCGAACTCAGGACACAACTCCTTGTAATTACACCAGTCACAGAACTGATTTAGACAAGGGTAGAAATCATTTTTCTTTTTCTTCCGTATTTCCCATATCTTATCCGTAAGAGTTTTTAAGAATAATTTTATGTGAATATCCGTAAACTTAACAGTAACTAGCTCATCCAAGTGTGGATAGTAATGAGCTACAGATATATCTGAAATAGCTACGTTATAGAGCTTATGCACAGCATAAGCGTATAGAATCATTTGAGGGTCAGAGAACAAGTCTCGTTTTGGAGTCTTACGTTTTGACGTCTTGTAGTCAATAATAAGATATCCACCGGTTTTACCTTTAACAATTCTATCAATGTACCCATTTATAGAGTAAGATTCAGTAACGTCCATTTTGAAATTCTGTTCAGCACTTACTGTTTCTGTAAGCTTTTGGTTAAGCTTAGCGAAATTAGTAATCATCTTAGGCAAAATCTTTAATTTCGCGTCTGGGAACTTATAGTTTTCCCGCTCGGCTTTTGCGATTTCGTTTAATTCATCTTCACTTGTTGAACTTACCCCCAATTCAAATATTCTATGGACATAAGACCCGAACTGCAAAGCGTCCGTATTGGTGTTGGGGTTATAGCTATCTCGCAGTTTATCAATATATCTGAATTTATATTGCTGTTTACACGAATCATAGGCTTTTATCTTACTAGCTGAGACTGTTGATATGAACATTGTAATTTCTCCTAATATAATAAAAGACTATTTACTCGAAAAGTTCCGAGATTATACCTTGGCAAGTGACGAATTTATCATAAATTCCGTATTTGGTGAGGATTTTAGGAAACACATGTCTATTAACATGGAGACAGGGCTGTGGCAGGACTTCAAGTACGGGGAAATGGGGAACTTCGTCCAGCTGGTCTCAATTGTTGAAGAGATATCCTTGGATGAAGCTGCTTCCTTTCTACGTAAAAAACTTCTACATGACCCTCAGAGCTTATTCACTCCTGTTAGACCCATAGAGAATAAGGCGATAGAGGTTAAAAACAGCGTTCCTGAGGAATTTAAAAATTTCACCCCCGTTAACATTACTAAGTTTTTAAAGTCTGGTAATCTTATGAAGCGGTTTGCTGCTAAATTTATCTTGAGTAGGAAGTTGCAAAAATTTAAATTCTTTTTTGGGGAGTCGGGGGTTTACAAGAATAGATTAATTATTCCTTATACCTACAAAGGAAAGCCTTTTTACTTCCAAGCCCGCAGTTTAAGCTCCTTCGGCATGAAGTACTTAAACCCTAAAGCTAAGGAATGTGGTGTTAAATCATCAGATATATTGTTTCCCTTTAACGAAGAAGCTTCTTATGTTATTTTAACGGAGGGTCCTTTAGACGCTATTACCTTACAGGTTAACGGGTATAATGCAACAAGCACCCAAGGGTCAAATATGTCGTATGCTCAAATGCGTTCGCTGAAAGGTAAAAAAATTATTGTAAGTTACGACAACGACTCCGCAGGGAAAAAGGGTGAGCAGAAGATTGACGTGTTAAGGAAAACCCTAATGTTTCCAACTCTGTACGCCATTCATCCTCCGGGGGAATTCAAAGATTGGAATGACTTTTTTACAAAATCCACCTCTGAGGATTTCGAGAAGTACGTTAACTCTAACGTAAAACCTATGGACTTCCTGTATCAGGTCAGCGGACTATTAACTTGAACTTATCAGTTAATCGCGCTTCATCTAGAAGGCCATAACTTCCTTGGACTTCATAAATTCCCCTTGGACCATCCCAGCCCTCCTCAGACTGAAACTCATTCACAATGGAAGTATCCCACAGATACGTTATCGTGTCGGAAGAATTAACATAAACGTCTGGTTCTGAATCTTCAAACTTCAACACTTCTATCTTTTCCCCGCCTCCTGTTATTTTAGTAATTTTCAAGGCGGCGTCAGAGATGATGGAATCTTTGAACATGTTTGTAATGTCTGAGCTGATATTCCTATTTGTAATGGCGTGCTCGGTATGCATGGTTAGCTTTATTTTTTCGCCATATTTTACGTACTTCTGGACCAGGTTATTGGAGGTAACTATGTTTAGGGGTTCCGTGGTCGTGATGATATTGTCCGCAAACAATTCCACGCTGTGCGCGAAAACCACTGGTGGGTTACCATCCTGGTCAACGACGGTCCACAAATCAAAGTATTTCCCTACAGTCTCTGCGGCATTGTTTTCCACGGTCCCGTCAGCAGTAAGGTATCTTGACCCTAGCCGGTTAACTACCCCCATTCTCGAAGGTCCTGTCATATAGATGGAACTGAAATCTCCCACTGTACCTTCATAGGAGCTCTCTGGGAGCAGGTCTTCAAACTCGTTCGACCACCGCATTAATATCCTATCGTCCTCTATAACCTCTCCATCCTCGTCTAGATGGACCGAGGGGTCCCCGTAGGACTCGTCCTTTACAAGGTGCACCGAAAGTATTCTGTCTGGAAATCCTCCAATTCCATTTTTAATCCAATTTAGTTCTAGAAGGGTATCGTCAAGAGTTCCGGGTCGGTTGAATCGTCTGGTTACGTTATAGTCGTTTAGTTGTGCCATGGTCTATTTTATATATCCCTATGGCTTTTGAATTTTATCGATTTCTTCTTTTTCTCGCTCATTTACCTCTGATTGTAGTTTTAGAAAAATTTCTCTTTCTTCTCCGGTCAGCATAAGAACATCAGAAAAGGAAAAACCACAACCCTTTCTCAAGGCAAAGGCTTCTTCATACAACACCGTCCCCTGTGTGCGTTGTACTAGCTCGCTGAAAAAAAATCTTGTGTCAGAGGTAGAATTACTTGGGAGTGCTCCCCACACTGGGAACACACAAAATGCACATTCGTGTCCAATCCAAAATCAGATTTTAGAATTGCAGTTCTTAATGTGTCAATATCTCTCACTGTGGTCTTTTTAATAAATGTTTGGATAATCATTCTATCTGAATGCTCCTCAATTTTGTCCACAAACCTCCACAAGTTTTCCGTAATCTTTCCTGCTGACTCCAAAAAGGATTCATGTTTCGCTCTAGGAAGCTTTATGTACGCGGTTTTCCCGGAATCCGGTAGCACTACAGGAAACGGCTCCTCAAAGTTTGGGTCGAGAGGCGTGTTTACTAGCTTATCTAATTCAACCACTAGCTCATTTTTAGCCCCACAGGATACACAATCTCCCACGATAGGGTAAGTATTTCCGTACGAGAGTGCCCTTAACTTAAAGAAAACATATGTGGAATCTTGAATGACAAGATTTTCGGGGTCCACCCCTCTAACACAACCTTTTATAAGAGCTGACATAGCAGCCATAGCGTCTCCGCCTTGGGAAATAGACCTGAGATTTCTCTCATCTTCATAAGTAAAAGGTCTAACTTCAACGGTGTCCGAGTTGTAGTCTTTCAGAACTCCATTAGAAGGTAGCTGAACCGATACCCAACCTGTCTTCCCCGTAACGTTCTCAAGCAAAGAATCCATAACTTCTTGCATCTCTTTACTTTTATTTGAGCCCTGAAGGGATGCGTCCGAAGCAGGAGAGGGTCTTTGAGGTGTACTTTCCCCTTCCCCTGCTAAATTATCCCCTTTCGGGTGTTGAGCTTTTGAACTAGCTAAGTCTATGATTGATTTTTCTTCCATAATTTATAACAGTTTTTCTTTTATATTATAATGAAAATATTTGTTAATAATATTTACTCTACTTTAGAAACCGAAGACTTGGATATTTTAAAGGCTTTCGGGAAAAAATACAGCTGTAAGCTTCCGGGATACCAATATACCCCCCAATACAAATCGGGGTGGTGGAAGGGAGACAAACAATATTTTAGTTCAAAGACCGGTAAATTTGGGACAGGTCTCCTCAAGTTCATCCAGGAGGACCTTGATTATATAGACCGGGTTTACGATATCGAAGACTCCCGGCAAACACCCCCCTACAATGATTTTTCTATTGACGGCGTCTCCCTGAGACCCTATCAGGAAACTTTAGTTTCGGAAGCTTTAAATTTAAAAACTTGTATCATTCAGGCTCCTACGGGCGCAGGGAAGACAATTGTACTAGCAAGCCTGCTGAAAGCTTGTGAGGATATGACGGGTCTAGTATTCTTTACCAAGAAGCAACTTCTCCACCAAACATATGAGTACCTTCAAGGGGTAGGCATTGATTGTGGAATCGCCTTTGGGGAAGGTGTGGACATCAAACCTATTACACTATGCACTGTCCAGTCCGTAGCCAAAGTCCTTGATTCTCATCTGGAGAGTTCAGATTTCATCATCTTTGACGAGGTTCATGAGTTCTCAAAAGGGAAGTTAACCACTAAAGTTGTAAAATCTTTCCCAAACGCTAGCATTAGAATTGGAATGACGGCAACCCCTCCCACTGACAAATTTGCCAAACTAAATGTGTGCTCTTTTCTAGGACCAGTTGTGGAAGAGGTTACGGCTGAGGACTTGATAAATTTAAACTTTCTAACAAAACCTACCATTAGAATGATTGACCTCCAAGAAGAAAACTTGGATGATTTTACAACCTCCTCCTACTTGGAAGTGTATCAGCAAATGGTAGTTGATAACGAGGAGCGAAATGAGATAATTTCGGACATTGCGTTAGCCCCCAAAGCTAAAAACACGAAAGTGCTAATCCTCACTAATAACCTGAAGCATTCCGAAAATCTACATAAGCTTATCCCAGAAGCCTACAGGTTAGAAGGCAGTGACAGTTTGGACATTAGAAACAAAACCGTAGAAGAGTTTCGGAACTCCTCCAAACCTTCTATAATTATAGGCACGGTTATCTTTCAAACAGGAATTGATATCCCGGAACTCACGCATTTAATAAATGCTCGGGGTTTAAGGTCTGATATTGCAACTATTCAAGCTTTGGGACGAACTCTCCGAAAACACAAAAACAAAGAAGAAGTATTTATTTACGACTTTATAGACAAAGTTCCCTACTTAATAGGGCACTCAAAAAAAAGGATTCAATCTTACAAATCTTTAGGATTTGAGGTAGAAAAATATGGAACACCGAAAAGAAAAAGAACAAAAAATTAATTTAATTTCCTCCTCCGATAAGGACACACTGAAGCACTTAGTTCAAACCTTAGAAAAGGTTATTGAAGACGAGAAGATTTCAGAGACTTCCCTGGCTGATATCACAATGGTAACATCTGACCTTACCAGGCTTAAGGATTCATACTCCTCAAGGCTTATCAGTTGGCTAAAGCAGGGCTACCACTTAGATTATTAGTAAAGCCCGTCTTCTGTTTCTTCCTCGTCAGAGCTTAGGTGGTTGATTAAATCTTCCAAATCTGTGACAACGCTAGTGAGACCACCTACAATGGAGGATTCGGAATCGTCCCCTACAGGAATATCCTGTTCAGGCTGGGGCTCTTCGGGAACGAATTCACTTTCTTCCCCTTCCATGCCCCCCTCGGGCATCTCTTCTTCCATACCTTCCTCAGGCATCTCTTCACCTTCCATCCCCTCTTCAGGCATTTCTTCTTCCATACCTTCCTCAGGCATAGGTTCTTCCATGCCATCTTCGGGCATTTCTTCTTCCATGCCCTCTTCGGGCATTTCCTCTTCCATGCCATCTTCGGGCATTTCCTCTGAAGGGTCAGGGACATCTTCTCCCATATCTGCGCCGTCCATGTCGTAAGCCTCTCCCCCTAAGGAACCCATGGCAGCTCTCAAACCACCCAAGTCCTGCTTTAGTCGAGGAATGTCCAAGTACTGCATAATAAGGCTTTCGGATATAAATTCAACCTCAGCCTCCTTCAGGCATTCCGTAACGAAATCGTTAACTTGAAGAACTTCAACGCCTCCCTTATCTCTTACGTACCTTGCAAACTCAGAAAGGACATCAGAAAGGATACCCGCGGAGCCCTCTAGCTTCGAGAGAACCTCAAACATAACCGCCTGGGTTTTCGCCAGGTTGTTAAACGTAGGTACAAACTTCAAATTTTGCACGTTAACACCATACTTCTCATCCAAAATTTGAATAATGTGAGCTTTTGCAGGCTTTTTCATTTCGAAAATTTTGTGTACAAAATCCTTAACATCCTTCTTGCTGACGATGTTAGCATCGGTAACTTCGTAAATTGAAGTAAACACGCTATTCAGGTCTGCCTTAGAACACAGCCCCATGAAAGGAACGTCTGAAATAGCTTCGACTAACGCGTCAGCGACTGCGTCTTCTTTAGCGTAAATACAAGAAGCCAACTTTTCTAGACTCTCATTATTAATCCATATAGTGGAAAAGCTTTCCTTAGCCTCATTAAGTTCTTTTCTTACTAGCTCTTGGCTGCAAATCATTTCGTAAAGAGACTTTGTACTTTCGTCAAAATCAATTACGAATTCTTTCTTGCTTTCTAGCAAATCCTTATAGGAAATTTGAGGCAGGTTAAAAGCAGAATAGACTGCATTACTTAGTTTAAAAGAATTAGTACAGTCCTTATTGCCTAACACCTCATCTTTGTGCTCCTTCAAGAAGGAGATAAGTAGAGGCTTAGCCTCCTCTAATTTCGCCCACTGGGCAGAATCTGTAACGTTCAAACATTCTACAATAGCGTTATATTTCTTCTCAACTTTATGCTTTTTAGCGGGCAAAGTTGCTCTTTGCTCAAAACCTTCTAAAATGGCTTTAAACTTCTTGTCAGCGAGATGGTACTCGTTTACCCCTAAAGCTTGTACAAAGGAGGAAATATCTTCTGTTATTGCTTTGCTCATCATATCTTCGGAATATACCTCTTCTATGGAAGCTAGTGAAAAGTTCTTGAGGAACATTCTACCTTCGCTTAGCTGGTAGCTGCATGTAAGGATGTTTTCTGCTTCTGACAGAAACGAAACGGTTTCTTCTACGGGGTTAACCTCAACTAATTCCAAGTTTTCGCGCAGGGACCTGCTAAGGTAATCTGCTGCTTTATGCAGAAGTGTAAGTTTGTTGTTGCGGGATTCGAAAATCATTATAATCTATACTCTAAGTTATATACACTAGTTCAGTTTTGTTTGGAGCACAAATTTATACGCCTTCTGCTCCTTCAGGCATAGGTTCTTCCATTCCGGGCATAGGTTCTTCCATTCCGGGCATGGGTTCTTCCATTCCAGGTTCACCCCCACCCATCATAGGAGGAGCTGCCGCTGCTTGCATTTCTGCTTCTTTTTCCATTTCTTCTTCTAGTTTTTCAGTTATTTCTCTAATTTCTTGGTCAGAAAGATTGAAATAGTTCTTGAGAATCCATTCTTTAGGGAACATTTGAAGTCCTGAGATTGCCTGAACTACTCTAATTTTCTGTTCATCTAACTCTAATCGCCGCTTCTCAAACATGTCGGAAGGGGGACAAAGGAAAATGGAAACTTCTTTTACTGTTGAAGTTGGAAATCCTCGAAGTTTTAAATGGCGTCTCACTAAAAGATTTATGCCAATTTCAACTTCTCTTTGAATTCTTGTAATTGACCGAGCGAACTTCACATCAAGCTGCGCTAGATTCGCTTTTCGTTCCGGAGACTTGTCTTTCTCGACAACATAATCTTTTGGAATTTTCAAGGCAGCTAGCAATTTATCCCTAAAGTATTTAACATCATCTATATCTCCGAGATTTTGAGCACCCGGAAGGACATCAACTGTTGTAAGTGATTTGTTTTTAATACCTATAAAGAAATCCTCATCCACGGACAGAGGGTTGTACCTTTCATTAACAGCCCTACTAGTTGGGTCCCAATGCTTTTCTTTTTTTAGTTTTTGCTTTACTCTTTCGATGTAAGCTTCAGCTTTTGATGTCGGTAAATTACCTGTGTCAATTTTCCAAACCCTTCTTTCGGGAGCGCGAGACAATCTGTAGATGAGCATCGCATCTTCCATCATCCGAAGAGACTTCCATGCCCGCACGCCTGGCGCTAGGATAGATTTTCCATACGGGTAAAAATTAGGGTCGGATGTGTGCGTTCTGAAATGAACAATTTGCTCTTTGTCCAAATCCATAAATTTTCCGGTTCCTACAGAGATTTCTGAGCCCGTTCCTCCGTCTCCAGCCCCTCTAGACTGCGGGATTTCCTGCATAAATTTTTCTAAGTAGCCGTACTTATTTTCAACTCTTACAAGGTAATTAGGGTTTAGGATTTTAACTCTTTGTATCCCTGCTTTAGCATTATTAAGGTCTACAATGTTTTCAATAAAACAATCTCCGTACTTAACAACATTCCTAAAAACATCCCAAATGAAATCATCCATTCGGACATTTTTCAAAAATCTTTCAGATACCTCTTTTGCTAGTTGAGTGTTGGATTCTATCTCAAAAATAGTTTTATCTATATTTTTTTGAGTTCCGTCGTCTGCGTAGATATCCATAGCAGCACCAATCTCTGGGTATTCATCCATCTGCTCAAATTCCTTGTACCTCCGTCTTCGGTCATACTCAATTTGAGGAAGCATGGGGAAACTTCGAGATACTCCAAAACCTACCCCTGACCCTACAGGGAATTCGTCGTCCTCTCGCTTAAAGGTATCTCCTTCAAGTCTGTTTACGGGATTTTTAGGTCTTCCCCTAGTTGGTTCCGGTTGACCTGCTCCAAATCTTCTAAAGAATCTAGCAAGCATCCCCCGTCCAGAGCCAAGCCCTGAATAGCCACTTTTATGTGCAGGAAACTCTGTATAGCTCTCCTCTAGTATTTCGTTTTCTTTGTCTATTCTATCACCCATCGTAAGTCCTCAGAATCATCATCATATCTAGACGTTTTAATTGGTATTATGTACTCGTCTTTCGTATTACTTTTTTCATCCCCTACATGTGGCATCATTGGCGTGCTGTCTAGGATGTCACCCATAGTGTGACAAGCAACAGCCAGGCTTAGTGCTAGGTCGTCGTTGTACCCATCATCGGCTTCAATTTTACCATTTTCCGTGATAATAAAGGTTAAAAGCTCGGAGACAGTGCGCTCAGAGTTTATTTTTACTTTAGAAGTTCGTAGGCAATCCTCTAAAGAAGCTAGAACTGCTTCTTTGCTTTTGGCAGTTATTAACATTCCAAACTCCGACTTATCGTCCATCCATAAGTTTTCATACTCTAACTCTTCAAAGAGTTTTTCTATTAAAGCCAAACCAAGTCCATTTCTTTCAATAACTATGTTGGCGGTATTATATTTGTACCCCTCTTCTTTTATTATCTCAGCAAAATCGCGTAAAGATGTTTTGTTAGAGTAAAATTCAGCAACTTGAGTCCCGTTATACAAATCCAAGACATGGAAAGCTGAATAATCTTTTTCTCTTCCGTAAGAGGAATCAACGCTAATTAAGTAATTTGCGTAAGGTTTTGGGTCCTCCCAAACCCTCATACGTTTTCTGTATGTTTCTCTATAGTTATCATTTGTGCTTCCTCGCAATCTTCCCAAAGTGCTGTGGTCTATAAATGTATCTCCGGTACCCAAGAAAGAACATTCATACTCCTGAAGCCACGCTCTTTCCCCAATGTTCGGCTTGGTCTCCTCTGCCCATTTTTCTGTATAATCTGGATGTTCTCTCCAATGGATGTCCACAACGTTAAAACTATTATTCCTTTCTGTTGCCTCCCGGTAAATTTCATAGAACACGTTAGACATGCCGTTCACGGTTGAGAGCATTGTAACCTTACCCCCCGTTGAAATTGTTGGGAAAATTGCCGTCCAAAACTCTCGCATCTCAGGAATAAATGCCGCCTCATCAACTATGAGATGGGAAACAGCTTCACCTCTACCCGCACCTGCAGGCTGAGACCTTATTCGCGAGTTTGTTGTTAAGTGTAAATTGTGCTTGTTTTTTTCTTGAATCCCTGGTTTTAACCATAAAGGCAAGTCATCATACATCAATGTAACCCTCCGAAGGAACGCAGTAGATTCCCTATCCCCAATGGACACGACCATGATATTGTGGTGTTCGTTGAAAATAATAGACCATAAAGAATAAGCTGCACATAAAGTTGTTACCCCCGCCTGTCTAAATTTTCTAATGACATTAAACCTATGGTCTTTAACTTCATTAAGAATTCGTTGTTGAAATGCGTATAAGTGAAAAGGAACTAAACCTCGTAGAGGGTGTTCAATTAGGATATAATTATTGATGAAATATATCGGGTCTTCCTGACATTTCTTAATCTCATTTATTATTTCTTCTTTTGTAAGTTCCATCCTTTTATATTTATATAGAAATGAAGAAGATAGCTATTGTCCCTTTTCGGTTCGAAAGATACAAGGAAACCCCTGTATTTGAATATCTTACGTCTGCAGGATGGGAAGTCTGCCCCGTTGTGGGCGCGTCCTCCATATTTGAAGCTTTCTCCAATACTATTAAAGAAAAGGATATCCGAGCAAATGACAAAATTATTTTATGCCATGACGATATTAAAATTATATCAAACCCCCAACACTTCAATGAAACTTTGGACTACTATTTCGAAAAGGACCCCTCTGTTGGGTTTTTGGGAGTTGCAGGCACGACTGAATTAAACTCTAATGCAATTTGGTGGGAGGGTGCCTCAAACCCTCACCCTGAAAGTAGAGATAAATTATCAGGGATGGTTATTCACGGGTCTACTCAAAAAGAGTACTATTACACTTATTTCGGACCCTTGAGAAAAGTTGCAGTTCTTGATGGTGTTTTCCTTGCAACCAAAGGGTCAGTTCTCCACAGTATACAGACTAAAAAACCGAAAAGTTTCAAGGGGGATTGGGACTTCTACGACCTTTTTTACACAACCCAAGCAACCTTAAAAAATTTAAATAATTATACTGTACCTATTCAAATTGCCCACGAGTCCTATGGAAATACCGCAGGGAAAGAGTCGTGGCACCAAAACAGAGCAAGCTTTCAAGAGATGTATAGTTTTAAATTTCCTATAAAGGTCACATCTACCCAATAGTGTCATAGTTTACAAAAATTACATGCTTGTCATCTTTGTCTAGGAATTTATTGTTTCTTCGTGCTATTAGATTTTTTGATGAATTTCCAAAAATAGAAACAAGTACATCACTTCGGTCTATTACGAAATTTTCTGTCTCTTGGAGGATATCATTTCTTTCTTTAATATCTTTCGGAGGTTTGCCCACAATCATAAGACTTTTGGACTCTGGAAGAGCTAGTTTTAAGTGCAATTTGCTGTAAGGGTCAATCACGTCACAATACCCAGTATAAGGCAGTACCAAATTGTAAGGGACATTTAAAGCTCTTAAGGCAGATAAAACCTCAGAGCTTACACCTTGTTCAGGTATAATGTAAACTTCTGCAGGGTCAATATCATGAATTAATTTTTTTAAATTTAAAATATAATTATTTCGTTTTTTAGCATCCTTAATGTTGCGAAGTTTCGAATCTCCAAAAATACCAATTTTAACATTTTTCCCAAAATCGATTTCATTGACATTAATTTTTTCCATATATTAAATTTTTTCGTACACCGTATTTAGAGTGTACTCTATATAAGATAGATTATTATGAAACAACCCTTTAATTTCTTACAAAATGCTCTGAAAGAATCCGCAATTGATGCAGGTTTAATAGATGAGAACCTCGGCTTTGACACAACTGAAGTGGATAGACAAGCTTCGGAGCTTAAGGCTGCAACCCAAGGAAAGAGCAGCGAAGCACCTTCAGGTGGGGATGCTAAAAGCCCAAAGGTTACCGATAATCAAGATAACGCAACATCTGTCTCCAAAGCAGGTCCAGGAAACGACACGTTCTCCCACGAGGCTGAACAGGATTCAGATGGGTCCTCCGATGGAGCTGACCCTTGCACAGGTGGAAAGGGTTCTCCCGAACTTCCTGATGTTACTGTTGACTACAAGAAAGGAGAGAAAGAAAAGACTTTAGAGTTATCCCACCGTATTGAGTCTTTAGAAGGCGCAGTCCGTACTCTTATTGAAGCTCTTAATGAAGCTAATCCTGACGCTATGCAAGATGAGTATGACGACGCATCTCCTGAAGAACAGGAAAAAATGCAAAAATCTCTTAGAGCGCAATCAAAGCACAACGCTAGGATGGGCGCTGGGAACGTAGGTAAGGTGCCTACCCCCATGGACAAAGCCAGACAAAGAGCGAAAGCCGAGCGCGTAGCCAAACGCTCCTAAGCCGTGAAAGGATAATACTCAAAGAAGTAATCGGTTAACGCTAATACCGGCTTCTTCCAAAAGATTTATTCCTTGGTTGAGCCGGTATTCTTCTAGGTACACAACTCTTTCAATCCCTGCTTGGATTATCAACTTAGCACACTCAGTACAAGGACTCATAGTAACGTATAAAGTGGACCCTCCACTGCTTTGAGTGCTTTTGGCAAGTTTAGTTATCGCGTTTGACTCCGCATGAAGAACATACTTTAAGGTTTCACCTTTAGAGTCCTCACAGACGTTAGGAAAGCCTTGTGGAGTCCCGTTAAAGCCATCAGATATGATTTGACCCTCTTTAACTACTAAAGCCCCTACAGAGCGTCTCTGAGCTTTTGAGAGCTTGCCCCATTCCACTGCCATCTTCATGTAGGCTTTATCTAATTCTTGTTGCGTTGCCATACAACATCACAGATATTAAATCCAAAAAAGGATTTATTTTTCTTCCTCGGGGCTTTGTGGAATCCTCCTTCTTGGAGCCTTTCCCGTAGCTCTGACGTGAGCAGCTACACTTTGAACATGTCTTTCTCTTTCGGCAGCTTTTTTACCACCTTTCCACACACCTTTCTGAGTAGGTTCGTCTTTGGACAGTGTGGCTTTTAGGTCCGACTTTCTTCTAGCTTTTTTGCTTCCGGGTTGCTTTCCACCTTTTACATAATCCCCTTCGGGAGTTTTACTTCTCATTCTGGCGCTTTGCGCTGTGCTGGTCATCTCTTCGTGCATAGACCGTCTCCGGTCCATCCTATGTTTGTTACCTTTAAGGTTTAAAGCACCTTTAATGTTTTTAGTCTTACTAAGGTTCTTTACAGCTCTTGCATCCCCTTCTTTCTCTTTTTGGACCTCTTTGGTCGTAGCCACATTCATTTCTTTCTCTCTTTTGTCCACAGTAACATTAGGGTTTCTGGAAGTATCCTTTGGACCTCCCTTTTCTAAAGCCTTCCAATACTTCTTTTCTTTAGCATCAGCTACCCGCTTTAAACGCTTCATGCCTCTGGAGCCTTCTCCAAGAGATTTCCTTTTTTCTGCGGGGAGGTGCTGTCTAGACG